AATGTTCTGCACACGCACAAACGTTTCTGCGTCCTGCATCATCATTTCTAAAAACAGTTTTTGTATTTCTGCTGAATATTCTTTCATATAGTTAATTATACACTAAAATTATGGAAATTAATATCTATTTCACCATTGAAATAAATTACATTTCCATTTAGTTCTTCTTTTTTATGTCCAAATAAATTTGTTATAAATTTATCTACTGTAACATTCGGATTATCAATATCCATTGGATTTACACCACAAAAACAGGACTTTCCTGTCTTACTAAAATTTTTCATTATAACAAAATTTTGATACTTGTTACCAACATAATCTGCATGATTAATATTTGTGTGCTGATACACGTACGACGATAGCATCCATGCTACTATGCTGTCCTTGTTTAAATTTATGCTTTGTACAACATGAAAAGGAAAAATAACACTGTTATAGTATTGCTGACTCCAATGTTTTTCCAGTTTCCAATGGTCAATAGTTTTCATATGGTCAAAATTTTGTCCGCTCAATGCTGATCCATTTTGATTAAAAAACACAAGATCAATATCTGGTAGACTTTTTAAAAACTTCTCAACCGTTGCTGGGCCAAGCGACGACCAATCAATCTTTAAATTATTTACATTATGAATATCTTGGCTGCTAATACTATGTACTGTGTGATTAGATGCTAAACTGTCTAGCAGTTGCCTTCCCCATTTTGAACCGCAACCTAATAGTAGAACATTCATAACTCTGTAAAAATCTCCCGCCATTCAGTATCAACTTTGTTTCTGAATGACTCAAAGAATGGCGCATAATCTTCTTCCTTGTCTTTTTGTAGCTCTGTTAAACAGGTATCAAGTTGGCCTACTAAATTTTTGTTATCTTTAAACTTGGATTTGTGTTTTATTATTTTTTCAATACATTGGTTTTTAACTGCTGGAAGTAAATTTCGACATTGTATAGCAGTTTTGTTCATTTGAACTTGATTTATAGTGAGATCGTTAATGCCGTATGTATCATGGAAAAACTGCTGAGTATCAGTTAAGTTTAATGCACTAGCAACGAAGAATACGCTGTTTAACCTAATTTTAAAATTTGCGTGATGTTTAAGGTAGTCTAAATTTCTAAGTAACTTAGGCCAACTAGCATCTCTTCGAATATATTCAAATCTATCACCAGTTGCATCAGCACTAATAGTTACAAGAACATTTTTAAATTTTTTTAATTCTTCAACAACAGGATTTTTTTGTTCAAACATCATGTTTGTGTTAACTCTAATTCTACAATTAATAGATTTATCTAATCTCTTTAGTAGCCTTAAATTATGTTTAATTAAGGTAGGTTCTCCACCACTAATATATATCTCTTTCATCTGATGTTGTCTACTAACTATTAAATCAATAATTCGATCTGCTTTGTCGTCTGGTGTATGTAAAACTTTCTTACCTTCTTCATGTGCAATAGAACTACTTTGGTTAGCCCAGCAAGTGATACATTTTAAATTACAAGTACTACTCCAGTGTAAGTCAATTGCACTAAGTTTGAATAATCTTTTATCTGAATAGTCTATGTCGGCATGCTTGAACATGGGATTATATAAATCACGTAAGAACTTGTATTCTGGTTCTCCTGTGTCTTCGTACGCCGCACATGTTTTACAATTTGGTGAACTCTGATCTTTGTATAGACTATCTCTTATGCGCTGAAAACTTATACTGTTGGTAATTTCCTCTAAAGAACTATCCTGAAGATGTCCAAGTTCCTGCTGACCTTGCGAACAAGTTGCTACCCTTCCGTCCATTTCAACTTTAATGTGATTCCACGGCACTGCACAAAAGTTCGTTGATTGTTTAAACAAATAAAATTTCTTTTTTGGATCCATTAGTTATATAGTTTCTTCTTCTTCAATTCAATCTTCAAACGACTGGTTTCTCTTGCCGTCAATATGCTTTTCAATACAAACAACTTACCGTATTTAACCACTGCTTCGTTTAGGTCTTTGCAAGTTTCTTGCCATACAGGATAACTCACTGTCCATCCAAGTTCTATAGCACGGTCTACCAGTTTGCGCCCTGCACTATCTGTGTCCGGAACAACTATCACTTCACGCTGTAGTCTGTCTATCAGTTCTGCTTGTGTATCACTTATCTCACTGCCTTGTATACTTACTCCATCTACAGCCATAGCATCAAAAGGTCCTTCTACCACAATAACAAACTTGAAATCTTTGTGTTGCTTGTCCAAGTTAAACACATAATCTGCTGGATGGTTACTCCAGTACTTGGGTTTTACGCTATCATCCAATGCTCTTGCACTACTGCCTACCATTTTGCCTTCGTAGTAATATGGTATTATAATTCTACGATGATAGTTGTAACTTTTGCTGTCTGTAAAGTAAAACTCATATCGAGCTGTGTCTATGCTCCTGCTAGCCAAGTACTCAACCCCACGTGTGAGTTGGGAGGGAATCAAGCAATGGTCATCTTGAATCATCCGGGTCATCCACGATGTTAGACTCGTTGACCCGTCGGGTAGTTCTCTCTGGTCAAACTTGATCTCCTCTTGTGGAGTTTCTTCAAGTTGTTCTGGTGCTACCAATTCCTTAAGTCTTACAGCATCAATTACCAAATGCCTTATTGTAAGATCATCTGCACCTAACCAGGCTAACAGTTTCCTGAACTTGAAACTTAGATGTCTACCCGGAACAAAACTAGCAGTGTAGCCGCAGTTAAAACAATGATAAGATACGGCGCCATCGTTGGTCTTGATCCCTCCCCTACCTTTACGATCTGGTGTTTCTCCGTTGTGTGAACAACATACTGCGTTAAAGGATATCCAACCAGACTGTGTGCTTTTACGACGTATAGGAAGTAATTGCAAAACAGATTGCTGGATAGTATCTAACATTCAGTTATTATACAGTATTACCGTACAGTTGCCAAGCCTATTAGGCTAAAAATTTTGATGTACAACCAACCAATATCAAACTCAAACATTCGTGCGCTTAGTTTAGCACTGGCTGGACTCTTGTGGTGATTGTTGTGCAATTCTTCTCCACCAATCACTATTCCCCACGGTATGATATTGGTGCTTCTATCATCGGTATCAAAATTACGATAGCCATAGTAATGTCCTAATCCGTTGATTATGCCTGCCGCGGTTAATGGTATCCAAATCATCTGAACTGCCCACACTGCTAGTCCCCATGGTCCAAACAAAGCAAGATCTATGGCCAGCATCAAAAGAATACCAATACGACTGTGTTTGGAATATACATTGCGTTCCATCCAATCGTCGGGTGTGCCCACACCGTATGCTTCAACCATGGCAAAGTTTTTGCTGGCAAGATGGTAAAGCCATGCACCTTTGAACAGTACTGTGTGCAGTCCAGCAATCACAGGGCTGTGTGGGTCGCCCTCAACATCTGTATCTCTGTGATGTTTGCGGTGTACTGCTACCCACTGCTTAGTGACCATGCCCGTGGTAAGCCAGAGCCAAAACCGCATCATATGACTTAGTACAGGATGAAAACTCACTGATTTATGTGCTTGACTGCGGTGTAAAAACAAGGTTACGCAGGCAATGGTAATATGTGTTGCCACAAGGGTAAAGATTAATTCTGTCATGAAATTTATAACCCGTAGATGCTCTTAGCATCGTTGTAATTTGAAGTAACTTCTGCTCCACTTAGAGCACGATCGTACACTCTCATTATACCAACTCTACCACTCAAAAATCCTGCTGTAGATCCTGAATATGTTGTAAGGTCTTGGGCACCGAATGCTAGATACCAATCACTCTCGCCATCATCACCAGGACTGTCAAATGTCATTGCGACGCCGCCTCCACCATTGGCACTGTTGAGGTATCCCTTTAGAGTGGTGCCGTCATAAGTTCTAACCACATGCTTCCAAGCACCTGTGAGTGATCCTGAACCTGCTACATCACGAGTAATTGCTGTGCCGTTCCATAAGCCTGTGATGATCTGCTGGAATGGACCAACCTGTAGTATCTGTGATCCGGCAAAGTGGTATGTTGATGTAGCCGGATCATTGGATGAGCCTAGATCACTCCATATACAATCATCTGTGGCATCAGCATACACCCACATTTCGACGGTATGAGTATCGCTTGCACTGATAGCACTAAAACAGTTACCAGTTACAATATAATCATTTACCCCATCTAGTGTAAAGTAGGTGCTGTCTGTGTAGGTTGCACCTACGATAGTGCCATCAATGCCATTACCTGACAGGTCCGTAAGTGTTGATCCTGATCCTGAATAACTAGTAGGATTGGCTGGGTCATAGTATGCTATTAAGCCTGAACTTACAAAGTCAGGAGGTGTATACCCGACAGATGCAACCTTTCTTCTGCCAAAGCCAAATGAACTATTGAAACTGCTAACAAAAGGCATATCAGAAGTCCGTTAGTTGACCAAGTACAGTATAAGTTCCACTGTTGTTGAGAATAGTAAACGAAACAGCATCGATACGATTTATTGTTCCAGTAGGTTCTGCGTTACCTTGCCAATTAATAGTTTGACCAACTCCGCCTATCTGTACTGCATTTGGAATATATGCTGTTCCACCTTGTACCAACACCAGTGTGATTGCTGTAGCATAGCTACTGTCTAGCTCTAGATTAGTAAAGTTTGCTGTGAAGTTTGCACTGATGCTGGTATGATAAAATACTGTTCCATTAGCACAGTCATGTGCTACTGTGCCTGTTGCACTAGTTAAACTGCTGAATCTTTCCTGCGTGCCGTCTTCAAGTTGGAGGCTGCCTGTGATACTCTTGGAGTTCATATCCAAGTTGCCACCAAGTTGCGGAGTTGTGTCTTCTACAACGTTGCTAATGTAACCTTGTGCATTACTATAAGTTTGGAATGCACCAACGTTAGCATTAATAGTTGTTATATTTGTAGTAGCAGTACCCAAATTAGCATCGATATTGGTAATGTTATTTGTAGCAGTACCTAAGTTAGCATCAATTGCTGGAATAGTTGTACCTACTACTGTACCAACGTTAGCATCAATAGTTGTTATATTTGTAGTAGCAGTACCCAAGTTAGCATCAATTGCTGGAATAGTTGTACCTACTACTGTACCAACATTAGCATCAATATTGACAATATTGGTTGTTGCTGTACCCAGGTTGGCATCGAGTGCAGGGATAGTTGTGCCTACTACTGTACCAACGTTAGCATCAATGTTGGTAATGTTGGTTGTTGCGGTACCTAAGTTAGCGTCTAATGTAGCAATGTTGGTTGTAGCTGTGTCAATCGCACTTTGCTGACTTGCGGCATTACTGGTTAGTGTAGTCAAGCTATCTGTTTGTGCGGCTGCATTTGACAACAGTGATGTTAAATCGCTTGCCTGACTTGCGGCATTTGCAACCAATGTTGCTAGTTCACTTTGTTGTGTTACTGCATTACCTGTAAGTGTGTCTAGTAGATTTGCTTGACTTGCGGCATTTGCTGTAAGTGTGCTAATGTCTGTTGTGAGAGTTCCAACATTAGCATCAAGTGTCTGTTGTGCTGTGTTACTGTATGTTTGGAATGACCCAATATTTGCATTTAGTGTCGGGATAGTTGTTGTTACAACAACACCTAAATTAGCATCAATGTTGGTAATGTTATTTGTAGCAGTACCCAAGTTAGCATCTGTTACACTGGATAATTCACCGATTACTGGACTGTTGTTAACCAATAGTGTTTCGCCGTCAACTGCAAGAGGTGTGTTGCCGAGGTAAATTGTGCTGTTAGCAACCCAAAGTTCTTTCCACTGTTGATTGCTGTCGCCCAAGTAGTAAGTAGCATTAGCACTTGGTATGATGTTTCCGTCGATATTTGCTAAGAAGTTGCGAGCTGAACTATTGGTGTATCCACCTGCTTCAATGACTTGTGCATCAACATACACTTTCATTTCTGTATTCGATTGAATAATAGCGGCATTAGCGGCTTCTACGTTTGCATGTTGTGTTGCGGCATTTGCAAACAGTTGTAGTATATCACCGCCTTGTGTTGCCGCATTGCTTTGCAGTGATGTTATATTGGTTGTTGCTGTACCCAGATTGGCATCGAGTGTGGTTATACTAGTAGCCTGTGTTGCGGCGTTGCTGGTTAACGTGGTTATGTTTGTAGTTGCTGTGCCAAGGTTAGCATCAAGTGTTGTGATACTGTTGTGCTGGGTAGCGTCATTTGCTGTAAGAGCAATAATTGATGACTGTTGTGTTTGTGCATTTGTTTGCAAGTCCACAATTGCAACGCTTTGTGTTGCCGCATTTGAAGTTAGTGTAACAATATCAGTTGTTGCAGTACCCAAGTTAGCGTTGATAGTTGTTTGGTATGCACCCAAGTTAGCGTCTAATGTAGCAATGTTGGTTGTGGCCGTTCCCAAGTTTGCATCAAGTGCAGGGATAGTTGTATCAACTATGGTGCCTACATTGGCATCAAGTGTTGCGATACTGTTGTGCTGAGTTGCGGCATTTGTCTGTAGGTCAACTATGCTGGTGTGCTGAGTTGCGGCATTTGCAGTTAATGTGGTGATGTTTGTGGTTGCTGTACCCAAGTTAGCATTAACAGTTGTTTGGTATGTACCCAAGTTTGCATCAATGCTGTTTATGCTGGTTTGCTGTGTGGCGGCATTTGACACCAGTGTTGTTAACTCGCCTGTTTGTGTGGCGGCATTTGCCAGTAACACAATCAGTTCGTTTGCTTGCGTAGCGGCATTAGCAGTTAAATCAACCAACTCGCCATACTGTGTAGCGGCGTTGCCTGTTAAGGTATTAATCAGTGCTTGCTGTGCCGCGGCGTTTGATTGTAAACTCTGTAGTGTTGCTTGCTGGCTCTGAGCATTAGACAACAGTGTTGTTATGTTGGTTGTAGCAGTGCCCAAGTTGGCATCAATAGTAGGTATTGTTGTTCCTACTACCGTTCCTAGATTAGCATTAATAGCATCTATAGACGTTTGTTGTGTTCCTGCATTACCAAACAGGTTGTCTATTTCTAACTTAATGCTGCCAACGTTGGCATTGCTGTATAATTGGAATGCACCAATGTTAGCGTTAATAGTATCCTGTGTACCACTGAATGTGCCCAAGTTAGCATCAATGGTTTGTATGTTTGTAGTTGCTGTACCAAGATTAGCATCTAGTGTTGTTATGTTAGTGGTTGCTGTACCAAGATTAGCATCAATACTTGTGATGTTGGTTGTGGCCGTTCCCAAGTTAGCATCAAGTGTTGTAATTTGACTATTAGCATAGGTTTGATATGATCCTACATTAGCGTCTAACGCATTAAATGCAACATTGGTACTAAAACCGGTATTTGCAACAAAAGCATCAATTTGCACATTTGCCGCAGTTATGTTTGCACGTAGTGCATCTATTTCAACATTAGAGGCAGTTACATTGGCTCGTAATGCATCAATTTCAACATTGGCTGCACTTAACCCTGCAGGGTCACTTATCTGTGCAGTGTTGGCTAATATGTGTCCACCTGCGGTTACACCATCATGTACTCTAACCGTGGTTAAATCTGTATCAACAGTGAGCTCACCAACTAAACCTGTGTAGGTGGTGCTAACGGCTGTGTTGCCTCGTTTGGCTAATAAGTGTGTAGTTAATGTTACGTTGCTAGTTGTCATGTAATTTGTCCTGAATCTATTACAGCATTAGCGGCAAAGTTAAGTGGATCACTTTCGTACCATCCCGGCAATACTTCAATCTTTAATTGTGCACCAAAGTTATCATCTACATACAGAGGTCTGTCAATGTTGGTTGTTGTGTTGGTTAGTTTAAGTGTAAGCAGATACATTCTCTGCTTCAGTGCCACTGTGGTTGCTTTGGGAATAGTTACACTGCATAAGCCGGTTTCAGCATTGTCAATAGTCACAGCCAAACTTTCAACAGCACCTTTTTCAAATGGATCTTGGATATCCAATTGCATGGTGTTGCCTGTTAAATTAACGGCTTTTTGTTGTTGATTCCTAACAACGATCTGTAGTGGATTATCAATTCCTTGATATACTTTTATTGGTTTACTAAACACAACTCGTTTCCTTGGTGGCAAAAAGGTTCCCTGATCCAGAATTTGGACCCGAATAATATTATCATATAAATAACTTTGGATTTCATACATTAATGTATTTATTGAACTTATATGGTTGACATAGACTACGAGAAACTACTCACCGAGTACCCTTTTCTAACTTACTTAATATACGGAGGTAACGAGTATATTGGTGTGATTCAGAATGTAGACGATGTGTTAACCACAATGTACGATTATGGTGCGCTGAACAATTTAGAAGAAAAACAACACTTCCTTGCATTAGCTGATACCTGGTGGTGGGAAAGCAACAGACTAATACCAATTAATGTATTCTTAAAAACAGAGTGGGCTCCGTTCAAGATGATAGTAAAAACCATGAACAGTAAGGATGTGGACATCAAATTTGGTCCACACATTAGCCTTAAATCAATAGCGTCCAAACGTACAAAGCGTAGAAGTATTACTCTTGTGCGGAAATTAAGTTAACATTTACTACTACCAAATGCGAATAACTGATCGCATGTGCTTTCTTAAAATAGTAACTATCATCTGTGGGTTTCTCCCACACAGTCTTTTCAACTTCAGCCCACGGCTTGCCTATTAGGTGACGTTTTGCAGGACGTATAACTGCCAAAAACATTGCTAACTTTTCTATTGTGTTTACTGCTTCTGGCATTTTTATTAACGTGTCGTAATGATTGCCTATGTGTATCAGTTTACTGCAGAAGTCTTTGTCATATAAACATTCCCAAGCTGGTTCTTGTGCTAGTAATTGATCCAGGTGTTGTTCGTTGCGTACTTCAGTGTATAGACCAAGATTCAGCATGTCTATCTTCATGTATCCGCGATCCTCTGCTACCTTGTGATCTATACTGGCGTATCCTGTAAACGGGTCCTCGGGAGTATCTGTTACGTAAACACCTGTGTTGTGTTTTACGTATTCGCCGTTGCGCAATATCACTGCCGGAGTGTGCGGGAACAGTTCAAGCACCGTGTCTCTATCTCCTAAATCAATATCAATATCACTAGTAAACTTCATAATCCTGCTTCCTGTAACAGGTGCTTGCACCACTCTACATCACCCATGTAGTCAGTAAATTTTCTATTCCAGTAGTCAGGGTCAATCCAGGGGAGTATAATAGCAATTTGATCATCTGCAAGAGTAGATAACCAATCCACGCCGGAAACACAATTAAACACAATCCAAGGACTAATGCGCCCGGTACTGATATGATGACAAATCCTATTAGCATTACCATACCGAAAATAGTCTTGGAATCCCGCAAGTCCCGAACCGTTGCTTGCATAATCTTCCATGGTTTTAAGAGCACGTTCAAGAGCATCTTGTACTGCCTCCTTTTTTAAATATTCACGCATCCACTCATCATAAAAAACATCTTTTGTCCAGTAGTCCAGTTTCTTGTTGTTTTTCAATAACCAGGTTGTGTAGTTTTGTATGTTGAGACATTTGATGTTGACACAGTGCCTGCCAAATTTTACAAATGCCTTGTAGTATGGACTGGTTACAAAGTCTGCAAAACTTTTGTTTTTGGCACTGCCCTGTGTTGTTTCAAAGAACTGTAAGTAAGCTCTAAGTCCAAACTGCACACCTGTTTCTTTTTCTTCCTGCCAGCGCCTCTTGGGCTCGCAAAGATGAGCCGCAAGTGTTGATTCCTTGCGATAACTTTTGTCACAATACTTACAGGTGTAACTCATGTTTTCTTATATATGTTTCCAAGTAATTGTTTAACCACCCATGTTCACCGGCTAAGCGATGTCGTAATTCTGGTTCAACATGTTCTTCGTCGGGTATGTATGGCACACCTGCTCGATGTTGTTCTCTAATTGCACACCACTTAAAATCACCTATGATATTTTTATGTCCTTCTAGTAGACGTATCCTGTTGACCTCTTCAGGTAACACACCTTCCCACCAATGGTCTGCTTGTTGAAATATTATACAACTATGTCCTCGGTGTGTTAAACTATCAATCAATGACAACATTTGATACATTAAATTTTCTGTTCTATCAACTAGCGAATGTTTTTCGTATCGTTCTCGAAACAATACCCACTGCTTGGTTTCCCGATCGTTCCAACTTGATCTCCATCTGTTCTTGCCAAACTGTTGATTTTGTGGATTTGTCCATGCACCTTCCCATACTTCTTGCTCTGTGTGTTCTGCTGAATTATAACGACAAATAGGAAGTTCTTCTCTGCTAACAAATGTCATACCCAACACATACAAAGTTTTTTTGTTCGTTTCGTAGCTGTGTTTCAGTGTTGTTCTTATAATTCTACTGTTGGCGCTACCCGTGATGCTTAAACTATTACTGCTCGGTATCTGTAGAGCTTGGGCCAAGTCAGCATGGCCGTTGCCTTCGAAGTAAGTCTGCATGTAACTGCAACCATTGATAACCAATTCAGTAATCATTTGAGTGCGTCTCGGATCTTTTTATCTTCCCACCCGTTTAACTTAGCTAGTTCTTTGAGTTCTTTTTTATCACTGATCTCTGCCAGTGTTTCTAAATCATCATCTGCGTAGTCTGGATAGAAGTTGCGCAAAAACTTAACCACCTTGTTGTTGTTAACACGTTTCTTTTGTTTGATCCATTCATGCCTGTGTGTGCCCATACCTGGACTCACAGTTGTTGCCAACAACCATTGCAATTCTGGATACTTGCTTAGGTCGAACCAATTCTTGTTTAATCGTTCATTACAACTCATTAGATAGTATCCCTGCAATTCGGCACTGCCACCTACTGCACTACCCCAGCGGATCATGAGGAAGTTGCTGAACTTTTTGCGTTCTTCGTCTGTAAGTTCACTATAGAATGATCTGTTCTTGAGATCAAACTGTTTCATTTCATAAAATATGTCTAGTTTGTTCATACTGGGTGATGCATTACGGGTCCGTCGTCATCTTTCTTACTAAGTTCATACAGTACTTTAGCACGTTCTAGTGCTTCTTGCAAGGCGGGATTGTCCTTTGCGGCTTCAACTATTTTGTGCCAGTAGTGCGACTCTTGTATCCAATTGTCAACTGGGTATGTTCCTATTAATACCCTTTTGCTGTTTGCTTGTCCAAGTGGTCTACCCCATATGTTGCCATATGTGTCATTTTCGTAAATGTATTTGGTGCCTGTTTCTGTGGCTTCCCATTCAATTTGATCTTTTGGATCCATCTGTGTATTTCCTTGCAGGTTCTGTGACTATGTATCTACCAGTTAGCCTATCCTGGAAGCCCTCAATAACTTCGCGATGCAGTGGTAAATCTTCTAGCCCATAGTCAGGCGAAGTACATTCGTAGTTGGTATTGAACGTACTAGCAAAATAAACTTGCGGTATATCTATATCTTTAACACACTCATGTACAAACTTGTGATGTAGGTGTCCGTAGTCACCATCCTCGTTATGTGTGAGTATCAACTTGTATCCTTGTGTCAGGTATTGTATTTTTTCTCTTGCTTCTTGGCCGTCAAATCCCAACTCGCCACGCTCCACATAACTGTAGTCATCGCGGTTGCCAAGAAAGTAAGTATCAATATTGCGCTTACGCCAAAACGATCTTACTTCTCGAGCTCTATCATCCTTGTCGAAATAGGTTAGGTACATTATGTCCCATTCGAATCTAGTATGATTATGCAGGAACGGATACCCAAATATAATACAATCATCTGGGTGTGCTACCAGTAGTAATGCTCTACCAGCACTTGGCATAATCTACAATCTCGCTTTGTCTTGAAATATCTTTTACAAAATATGCACACCTTGGTTTTTGTACATTTGTTTCCAGCGGTATAGCCAACATTTGACCCGGACGTAATTTAGGAAAATACCATTTAACATCTTGATATATGTCCATAACCTCTATAGACTCAAATTCTGGTCTATAATCTGTTAGTGGATTGAACAAGAATGTACTGAATCCTCTATCGTTAATACTAGTCAACGGAACAACTTCAAGGTCTCCTACATCTGGTTCTCCGATTAGCACTTGCCAATCCACAGGCATTTTTATTACACTTTCGCCAATGCGTAATACCAGTGCTGGACTGTTGAATGATTCTAGGAAGATCAGTGGTATGTAGAAATAATCAGGGTTACGGGGATCACTATTATCCAACACAGCAAAACGCATGTCATCAATTTCTTCTGGTATTTCATTAATCTCGTATGCTACGTTATCTAGTGTTAATATTCTCATTAGTAGGTCAATCTCCAGTTCTGTATGCTATGGTCGTACCATATAGCAAGGTTTTTTGTTTTGTCTCTTGTGCGGTCCAGGATCGTTTTTGCAGGACTTCCCCATATAGTATCTTCGACACGCATGTAGATATCGTCAATCATCTGTGCTCGCCATTTTAGCACAATAGCAAAATCATTGTGCATGTAACGATTAGGAAGATTGCTTTCGTGCATATTATGAACTATTTCAAATTTGATTTCATTTATATCTATAGTGGAGTCATTCAAGTCAACAACAAAAGGTTCGTGCTTATATTCACAATTAAATTTTAAATCTATTTTGTCCTCTTCAAACCATTTTAACTGTTGAAACAGATTGTTTATCATGTTAAATCTGTACAGTGTACTGTCTGCAGGGTGCTTCTGCTGAAATGTGTCGTTAATTGTTTTTTCGTATGCGTCGTCGATCTCAATGTCAGGTTGAAATTCGAAGGCTTCTGACTCAGCATATACCAAAGGTAGTATAGGATGATTTCTGTAGACTTCTGCTGTTACTTCAATCTTTCCTGGAATAAAAGTTCCGCCCCACTGTTTAGCATGCTTGGATAAATCAACAATATTCTCGTTGAAGATAGGATTGCCGATGGTCTCCGAAATAAAATAATCTATGTCGTCTGGAATATCTGCTCTGTTACAACTAAAGAAGTTTTTGTTAATTACCTGTATGTTTGTAATACCAAGTTTATCAATCATGTCTCTGGCATACTTTGCACGGCCTGGATCCATTTCGATACTGTAAACTTTCTTTGCTCCAGCTTTAGCGGCTAGTATACTTAATAGCCCTGTGCCAGTACCTATATCGCACACGACACTGCCAGGTGCTACACGTTCTATTGCGGCTTTGTATGCAATATTACGTCCGGTGTCGTTGATCATTGGCATGTAAATGCCGTTGTTTTTAAACCAATCAAAGTCTTCTGTTGAATGCGTGACGGTGTTGTCAGTCATTTATTCTAAACCTGTCTCTTATAATGTTTAAGTATCTGTCTGCTAGATACTCTTGACTCTGTTCTGACCCATGATATCCTGGATCTTCTCCCGAAAACGGATACTCATTTGTAGCGTATGCAGGTGTGTCTTCAAAGTCTAATGTTAAGCAACAATCGGGTATGTTCCAAGGGAACTGGTCTCTGACCATGTCACTGGTCCATATATTACATGCCACCAACAAGAAAGGAATACCTGCATGATGCAATCTAAATATGCCATCACTGATAATGTACCTATCCTGTTGCAGTTTCCAGTTGCTGTCGTACATGTGATTTACATACTGTTTCACTGCATTTGCTGTTGCCTTGTCCAATTTCTGACTACGATAATGGTGGTCGTAGTTTTCTGCTAGACTGAAAATAGTTTCTGAAATCATCCTGTAGTTGTTGTTGCCCCAGTTGATATTGTCAACTCCTGCATTGGGGTCATAGCCAGTGCCGTGATCAGTTTGCAGGTGTTGCTGTAGGTCACTGTTCCAACCTTTGTTTTCGTTCTCGGGTGCTACATAAGGTGCGGCACTTCCTGGTATTTCCATTCTGTCATGGAACGTGGGTGCTACTATAGCAAAGTCTGGCTTTTGGCGTAGTATCTCATCTATCATTACACGTATGCCGCCATTGCTCATGCCTTGACGTGCTAGATGTACCAAGTCCCAATCCAATTTAGCCGCTAGTTTTTCTCCCCAGCTGGTTCCTACTAGTGCAGGGTCTGTACTGGGGGCGCTAAAACTACACCCTGTAATTATTATTTTCTTTTTCATTTAACATTACCTGTATCATGTCATTTAATTCTAGAGCAAAACTTTTTTGTGTTTCAATATCGGTGTGATATACTGCTTGAGTTATTTTATCAGGATTCTTATCGCAATATTGATAAAGTGTTTTGCCTATTCCATGTCTGTTAATTTCAATATATGGAATTTTTGAATTTTTAAGTTGTATTCTCCAAAATCCAAGTATCCAATTATCAATTAATTGTTTAAGTGGGCCGTCAAAAATTTCAGTAAAATAATTCTTAAGACTTTGTATTTTACTATCAGAATACTTTAACGGATTGTCTGGTCTAGGAGTCAAAATTGCTTGCCAAACGTCCGACATGTATCTTGCATTTGCGTTACCCACATATGGCGATCCATAACTGCTGTCTGACTCGTATGGATAAATTATATCTTTTAGCGAAACCTGGTTCACAGGACGATTGTTATATACAAATTCAGTTCTGTTGAAGTCGGTGGTATTAAAAATAATTAAATCTGGATTCAATGTTGATGCCGTTTGCAATTGTAAACAGATAACTGTATTGCTGACTCCGCCGCGAGCTAAGTTGGTAACTTGATATTTATTGTCTAGTAGTTCCGAAAAATGCGTCATTGGATTTCCAGCATCTGCACTACAAAAACTATCACCACACACAATTATTTTTCTTATTGCCATTCTGTTTTCTCCACAGCAAACGGATAGTTTGCATCTCGATAGAATGCTTTACGTTTGGTTAAGTGTCTTTTTGCGAACTTGCAGGTACTGGTTATATCCCAGATCTGTACGAAGTCTTTGTCTTGGGCTTTACGAATGCCCCGACCAATGCTTTGAATAACACGTACAAAACTCTTACCAGGTTCAATGAGAACAAGATTAAAAATACGGGGAATGTTAATACCAACACTAGCAACACCGTAAGTGGCGATAATGATCTTGCCTTCTGCTTCTGCCACTTCATCATAGTGTTCTTTTCTTTCCCCGGCTTTGGTTGATCCTGATACAAATACACTGTCTGGTAGTCTTCCGGCTAGTTCTTTACCTGCGGATATTCTGTCTACTAGAATAAGTGTGTTGCCTGACTCATTAATAGTACTTATCAGTCCACTGATATAGTCTAAACGTTCTTGATTCTCCAGCAAATACTTTAGTTCGCTTTGATAGTTTGTATACTCAGTGTGATCCACAAGTTGTACAACATTAACATGGCACATGGCCAAATGTCCTGCTTCCTGTAGTTCACGTGCGCTTAGTTGCCCTACTACTGAACCTAAGTTGCAGAATATGCTCATGTACTCAAACTGTTCCTTGGGTATGGTGCCTGTTAGTCCCCAACGTATAGGGATACGACTCATTGGTCCACTCAGTAATGTTTTAAGTGCGTCTGCTTTAGCACCGTGTACCTCATCAACAATAACACCCACTACACCTTCCAAGAACTCACCAATGGTAATGTCTGCTTCTGCGTTCCTGGTTTGTTTCAGCATGTTGTTGAGACTTTGCCAAGTACATATGGTATGCACACGACCAAACTCTTTTCTATCACCAAAATAAACACCAACATCCAAGTCCAAGTTAACAAAGTCTTCTTCAGTTTGCGTGACCAAACTCTTGTTAGGCACAATAACAATAGTACGACCGTACTCACTAACCTTGTCAGCAAGTGCCGCTGTCATTATGGTTTTGCCTGCGCCTGTTGCTACTTCTTGTACACACTGCGGATTCTTCAAGAAGTTGTTTACCAACTCAACTTGATAGTCCCTTAGTTCAATAGGCTCGCCCACTTTAGGATGATTCTTGGGCCACACCTTATGCGAATAACTCTGTTCATTTACTTCTGTAAAGTCAAACTTGGTCCTGTAGTCCCTGAGGTCTTCCACTTCAATATCATAACCTTGTTCATCAAGATATGGAAGTATCTCTGGCAATAGATTAATGTACGTGGTTCCGCCAAGGTTAAAGAATGGCACTTTACCATCCCAACGTCCTAATCTAACTGCTGGTTGGTAACGTGCGCCAGGAACGTCAAACTTAAACTTGCGCACTAATGCTG